GGGCAGGGCAGGGCAGGGGCAGGGGCAGGGGCAGTGGCAGGGGATCCATCAAGCGTGAAAGTAAAAAGAGGCAATCTAGCAGGCGACCTAGCGGTAATAATGAAAAACCAAAGTCAACAAGACGCGAAGCACCCCCCCCTAGCAACCCAAACAAAACTGACGATGATCCCTTGTATGACTTAGCAACCCCTGGCGATCCCCTGCCCACACCAGGCAACCCAAACAATGAACCCGTCTATGACACCGCGGCATCCGGCGATGCCCTGCCCCCACCAGGCAAACTGAACAATGATCCCGTCTATGACATCGCGGCATCCGGCGATCCCCTGCCCCCCCCCCTTCCTCGGCGCCCCGTGGACACTGGTGGAGATAAAAAAACAACATTTAGTAATGCAATTAAAGGTGTGATGGTAGCAGGAGTGATAGGCGCAATTACTGCGTTAATTGTAACATCCATTAGACCGAAGGATAAGGATATAGATATTAAAGCACTTGAAGAACTGGGTAACGATGTAAAATATGACATTGCCGATGGTGGATATAATGCAGCATTAGACGTTGCTTCATACACTGGTGGTGGATATTATGATGGTGGTGGTGGTGGAGGAGGATATTATGGTGGTGGTGGAGGAGGATATTATGGTGGTGGTGGTGGAGGATATTATGGTGGTGGTGGTGGATTATATTACGGTGACGATGGCGCAACAGAAACAAAAACTGTTCCAGTAAAAAAGGTGAGTGTTGATAAAAAAGAGAGTAAACAGTCAAGTGATAAATCTGAGTATGATTATGGCGGTGGATATGGATATGGTGGAGACACTGGATATGGATATGGTGGAGACACTGGATATGGATATGGTGGAGACACTGGATATGGATATGGTGGAGAATCGGGATACGACACTGTTCCAATAAGGACGGTTGCTTCAACAGATGATACAGTGGAAAATGACGATGGACCCGGACCACCTCAAGAAGATGTGGAATATGTGGAAGATGACAATGATACACCCGCACCAGAAACAGTTAGTAATGCCAATCAAATTCAGGGTATATTTCATGCCATAGTATCAGTAATTATTGGTATAATATCTGGATTTAATAAAAACAATAAAAGTTTGAACGACATACGTATAAGAATGGGATTAATGGGTTCATATTTTGATGGTTTATTAATGATTAGAAACTTTACAGACCAAAATTATATAATAAATTTTGCAACGAAGGGTTCAAATAAATGGACATTGCATAATTCACATATAATTAGAAATGGAATACAAGATGGTAGTAATGAATATTTATATAATTATTTAGATCAGAGCAAAGCATCTGTAAAAGTAATATATCCACCAAATATTGATTGTAAAGATAATTTTGATACCGAAATTGAGAAGGGTGATAGTGAATGGTATGAGGAACCAATGAACGATTTAAAGAACAAAGAATATGGTGAATTTACAAATTCAAATGATATTTATAAATTATATAATTCAAATATTAAAAATGATAAAAATACTAAATTTGGATTACATATACATCAAATACCAGATACAAATTCACCAACTTTTTATGATCATATGGGTGTTGGACTAAGAAATACACCAGATGGTCTTAAAAAGGTATCTGAAGCAAAAACAGCAGACGATATTGAAGATGTATTTGAGATAACATTTAATTCTGGTGAAATAACAATTATTGATATAAAAACAAATGTAGATAGGAGTGAATTTGTACATCAAGATAGATTTAAACAATATGGATTAAATGAAAATTCAAACGCATTTTGGTACAGACCGGGTGAAGGACCGAATAAAACAACATATAATGTAAACGGTAAGAATATATCTCAGTTTAAATATAATATGAATTCAGTAAATGAATATTTAACAGAGAGTTTAGAAAGTAAAATTAGTGTTGATCCAGATAATTTATTAGATATAGATCCTTTTACGCGTGAAATATACAATAATAGTTGTTTATATTATGATAAAAAATCATATACAATCCAAGAATGGCAAGAATGGTTGTTAGACATTAAAGAAAAGACGTCATCATATGATATTAAAAATCCATTAGATTTAAATTATATTATAGGAGAGAACGGCGAACAACGAGGAATATTTTATCCATCCTAATACTATTAATATTTTCATAATTATAAAAGGCATTTATTCTGTAAAAATATACTATTATCTTCATCGTTTGTATTATTACGAACACCATTATTAGTTGTGTCATTAATCATATCGTTAACCATATATTTAATGTTATACTTACATTTATTATAAAATGCTCTTCTTTTTTTCCATTGATTTTTGAATGTGTGATGGTTGTCAACAATATCTACAACTAATGGATTATTGCCGGTAATACGTAAAATACGTCCGACGGTTTGGGTAACGTCTGTTTTGGGTGTGGTCATAATAAGCGTATTAAGAGTTTTTATATCAAGTGCTTCTTCTGCCATTGCATACGTGGCAATAATAATTTTTTTCGTTTCAGTAATTTTCAGATCTTTTTCTTTCATGCCACCGACGTAATATCCAACAGTGGCAATGTTCATGTCACGTATTGAGTTGTGTATATATGTTAAAATACTTTTATTATGTGCAATAACCATTATGTGCCGTTCTATACCTTTTTCCACAGATTCTTGTATAACTTTTTTAATAATAGATATAATAAATTCTCGCCGTGGTTGAAATTCACACAATTTTTTAAGCATATTTGAATACTGTGTTTGACCTTTAAAATTCGTAACAACTTTGTTAAATTCCGCATCATCTGATTGATACGTTATGGCACGAACCTCCACGTCGTCGGTGCCTTCTCTCTTTTTTTTCACAACAACGTCACCTAAAAACATTTTAAACACTTTTGTTAACCCGTCTTTACGTGTCATTGTTGCTGACAATCCTAACATATGTTTAGTTACAACTTTAAATAGAGCATTACTAAATGTTTCTGCAGAAATATGGTGACATTCATCAATAATTGTAAATCCAAATTGTTGAAAGAGAGATATTGGATATTCCTTCATAGATATGGACTGTAACATACCGATAACAATATCTTTATCGTCAACATCAATAATTTGTCCTTGAATTTTACCAATTCTTGCTGTAGGGAGAAATTCTTCAATGCGTTCTATCCACTGGTTTAATAGAAATTCTTTATGTACAATAATAAGAGTCTTTTTTTTTATTTTTGAGATTATATATAGTCCTAAACAAGTTTTTCCAAACCCACAGTATAGATCTAGCAACCCACAGTTATGTTTTTCTATGTGTTTTAAATACTTTTCAACAACCGGAATTTGTTTCTCTCTTAAAGAACCATTAAATTCTGTATCAATATCAATGCCATCTCTTATTTGGTTGACTTTAGGAATTCCAAAATGTTGCAATCCATAAAATCTGGGTACGTAAAACTTTTTAGGCGATTCACGATAAACATAAAATGAAGGAAGTTTAGCATAACCCATATTTTTTACTGCAGGCGAAACATTCAAATCATGACGAATTTTTTCTTGTTCTTTTACAGTTAATTTGTCTTTATATATAGAATAACCTTTTTGACCCATGTAATGTTCTAAACTCATCTTATACTAATATTAAATTATTTTTTTAATATTTTTACAATATTGTTTTCTATTATAAAAATATTGATAAAATAATTTTATCTATAATATAAGTATAATGGTAAATTTTAAAAACAGGTCGTCCATGGTAAAATTGGATTTTTCTAACATAGTAGCAATAATTTTAATAATGTATATATTGTCAGACACAACAATTCCAACCGAATTATTTGAAGTTGTAAACGAACCAATGATAAAAATTGTTTTAGTCGCAACTTGCATATACGTAACCATGCATAAACCATTGTTGGGTTGTTTATCATTGGTGGCAATGTATGAATTAATGACACGGAATAATATGTTACAGTTACCATCATTATTTTCATCATTAGTTCCATCCTTTTCACCAGCATTATCACCGCCTCATATAGTTGATAGTTATGTTGAGCCTGCGCCAGCTATGTCAACAGAATTAAGTAAATTTAACAATGTTAAAAACGCATCAAACACTATATATAATAATATAGATGATACAAAAACAAAAATTATGAATAATTTTAGTGCGAATAATACTAAGATGACTTTAGAAGAAGAACTAGTAAATGGTTTAGTACCATATTACAATAATGCTGAAGAAGAAACTGTTATTCAACCTATATTAGCAAAACAACCAAATAAAAATTGTGTTAGGATTTAATTTTATTTTTAGGTTCAAATGTTATATTTAAATCTTGCTTAACTATCTCTCTTTTATTTTTACTGGTTATAAAATATAAAGTAATGCCGTAAATAATAGAAACACAAACTATAAAAATTACGACAGAAATGATTACTTTCTTATGCCCAACATAATTAGTATTTTTTAACGACAATGATATAATTATTGTTGTAATGATTAATCCTATTAATATAGAATATATTACTGCAAATCCATTTACACTAGTTGATGTATCTAACTCTTTATGCGTGTAGTCGTCTGATGATAAATTATTAGAGTCATATTTATTATAATTAGGATTGGCACAATTACTAATGCTATAATTTTGATTTAGCATTATATTTCCATCAATCTTTCCGTTATCTATATTGTTGTCATTAACTGGTTGGCAATCCAAATATTGTTCCAACGCATTCATTACTATATAATATCTATATTTTATTTAAACACTGGATGTTTTATAAATAATCCACATAATTATTGTAAATATAGAAATAATTCCTAATATACATAAAATAAATGCGGCTGTAGCAGATGATTTTTTTTTACCAGGAATGGGTAGATCACCATTAATGCTATCCGACAATATGTATTCTTGATTACCACAACCACCAGAAATTCCTTTATCTGATGAATTACATACCAAGTAGTCGTTTGGGCGTTCATTTTTATCAGGGAAACTAGTATCAAACGTCTGACATTTACTACCTGCACCATTTAAATTATGTGGATCGTCTGTATTTGTACAAGGATAGCACTTAATATATTCTTTGTTAGTGTTCATAATATATTTTACTTATAAAATATATTATTATTTATAAAGACAACTAAATTACAAAGATTATTTAACACGATTTATTAATAAAATTTTCTAAACCAATAAGAGTTATATTATTTTCAGGATATGTTTGTTTTAACACACTTATAATTTTAATAATATTAGATTTCAAAACAGGTATATCTTCTATAATTATATTAGTATATTCATCTTGAACATATTTTAATAAATGTTTGGTTTGATTTATAAAATGAACAAAATTACCTATAAACGACTCTAAATATTTGAAAGTGAGCTCTCTATTTTCGCGTGTTAATGTACGATATATACTTTGAAATATATTGGACGATTGTAAATACATTCTTTCATTATAAAAATAAATTTTATCACCTATTTTTATATCGTGGAGCAATTCTATTTGTTGTTTAATATCATTGTATTTTTCCTTAATATCATTCATATATTATAAAAATATATTATGAATAACTTTTATAACACGTTTGGAGAATATCTAAAGGTTGATGTTTCGTAAACAGTAACGTCATATGTATGATCCAATCCGTCTACATAAACAGTATCTCCTGTAAAAAGTTCGTCACAACCATGTTCGCTAGTACAACTTCTAGATTGATTATTTACTTGTAACTTAATACCATTATGAATTGTATAATAGTTCCATTTGTTTCGTGTATTATCAGACGGTCTTCCAAATAGAGGCATCATACTTTTAAAGTGATGTCGTTTATGTTGTTTTCCATGATGACCCATGGAGTATTTTAAATAACCAATCTGTTTATAGTTTTGCAGATGACCTCCACGTGTTCTTATGCTACGAATGCCTTGTTGGGCTTGTTTCATTGGCGGCACGTATGGATCAGAAGTTATATCACCTTCTCTAGTATGTGTTATATTTATTGTTGCTGGTGAATGAACTGTGTGGCGTTTAGATGTATGTGAATGTGTTGTGTGGTATGTTGGTTCGTGTGACACATTTGAACGCAATGGTTGTTTATTTATATTATGCATAACAATGCTTTGATATAAATAGTGTTTGTGCATAAAATATACAATACCTATACAAATTAAGATAATAAAAAGTATTGTAACATTTTCTATACATAATACTCCCGGTGGACATTTTTTTGCCATATATTATAGTAATATATTATTCCTTTTTAATATCGCCCGGTTTTTGTTTATCAAATAATTTTGTAATGCCTGCTAGATTGAAACCTTTTAATGTATTTTGTGCGTCATCAATAATAGGACCCATGTGTTTGAGAGAGCCCATTAAATTTTTTTGTTGTGCTAGAAGTTTATTTGTTTGTGACGTTAACCCTTTAATGCCGTCTTTTCCTAAAAGACCTTGTAAATTTTTATATGCGGTTTCCAAAGTTTCTGAATAATTAATATTATTACCGACAGGACCATCATCTCCATTGGATTTATCAGAATTTTCTAATTTATCAAATCCTAATGATTTTTTACTATCCTTATTTTTGATTCTATCTTCTTCGTCATCGTCAATTTCTTTATTATTTGCATCGCTTTTACTACCTTCACCACTGTCATCGTCACTGTCATCGTCATCTTTTTTACTGTCATCGTCACTGTCATCGTCATCTTTTTTACTGTCATCGTCACTATCGTCATCTTTTTTACTGCCTTCGTCACTATCATCATCATCTTTTTTACTGCCTTCACCACTGTCATCATCACTATCATCACCACCCTCTTTTTTATCTTTTAATCCTTCTTTTTGGTATTCTAAAGTATTAAATAAATTAGTTGTTATTAGCGAAATAATTAGATTGAGTGCAACGTTTTTAGTATAATGTGCCGTTAAAATGCTAATTGCTATAAAAAATATTACTGTGTCATATTTTTTCTTAATAATAAATGTTAACAAATTTGTTGCTGCTAAAAACATTAATACATACTTTAAATATTTATTTTCAAAATATTTTACAAAGTTCATATATATATAATAATAAATAAATTGAAAGAAACATTATAAATAATATTAATATCAAATGCTGTTGGCGATTCCTATATTACATCATCCAATGATACATGGTGATAAGAATTTTGGATTTAATGGTCATTTTATATGTCATGACATTGTGTCTCCCGACATTTTCCTTAGTTGTCGCGATAATTTGATTAATCAACGTGGTAACGAGATGGTGTTAAACATGATTAAAAATAACATGCATATTAATAGTGCCAAGTATAATAATTATGATCATCCTGTCAGAAATTATTGGAAAATTGCTAAAGAACCTAAAATAGAATTAGTTACAGTTGAACGATTAGAAACAGGTGAAGATGTTTGTATTATAAAAACACACATTATAAAACAAATACAACGCCGATGGCGAAAAATTTTATATGAACGCGAGAAACCATCTAGGTAAGTTACGGTTCTTCAAGTTCCATAATTAACATTAATAATAATAAATCATCATCTTCATTGTCTATTATTTTTTTTCGCTTTTTTGCACGTTCTTTCTCTCTTTTTTCTATCTCTAATCTCTTTTCATTTTCTTTGCCTTGTTGTGCTAAATCATTTTTTACAAAATTAATAAAACTAACAAATTGTTTTGAATAAAGTGTTTTATCATCTTGTTCTAACGTATTATTTTCATCTAATATAGAACCTAAATCATCTAAAGTAGATGTACCAACCAAGCCATTAATCTTTACATTTATTACATCTAAATACTCACCAAGTTTAGTATTTTTATCTCTCTCTAAATCAAAGTAATACGGATAAAGTGCAATTGCTTGCTTTGCTAAACCATCTCTATATGTTTTTTCAGATTCAATAATCATATTTATTAGTGTACTTATTTTAGATTCATACTCCCTAATAGTAGTAAGTTTGTTTATACTATAAAAAACAGTGCTTAATAAAGATGTTGTGTCACTGTATATCCGTTCCATATTTAAAAACTTATTCTCTATATTCTCATCAATCATTAATTCGCTGGGAGTAATGGTTGCGGTTGTCGTTGAACTTATTAATAAATGAAATGGTAATTTTAGTAATTCTTTAACATATTCATATACCTCTATAGGTTCTGTCACCATCTTGTTATTAAGATACTCATCATCTTTATTTTTAGTTAATATATATTTTGTATAATTATCAATTAATGTATCTAATTTACGTTTAATATCTGAAATTAGTTCTGCTCTATTATCAGATTGTAAAATGTCTATTGGTATACCACTGAACGTATTATTCATAGTTTTAATTAAAGAATGCAGTAATTCAACATTTATGTTCTCATCGCTTTTAGACACATTATTATCAATAACAGTTATACATAAATTAATAAAATTATCTAATATAATTTCTGATTGTTCATAGTCATTTTCAATAATAGATTTATTCCAAACATCTCTTATTTTGCTAAGTTGCTGATTTCGTTTTGGAAGCATGCCTAGTTTATCCATAATTTGTTTATTACTTCTACCAGCTAATGCGCCTAGAGGTAATAATCCTGCTAAAGCTGCTCCTATAATTAATGGTGTTGCCATTAGTTATATAATAATGATATTTTATTTATGTGATGTTCTACTTCGTTTTCGTGTTTTTTTACTTCTTTTACGGCGTGATTTGCGTCTTTTATTAGTTTTTCTATTAGGAGATTTTGACACGCGATTATGAATAAATTTAGTAGACATTGTACGCAGAGATCGTTTACTTTTATATCTATATCCACCCTTCATATATACTAATAATATAAAAATATTATTAGTATATATGAAATTTCTTGTTTGTGGTGACAGTCATTCTAAAGTATTAAAATATGCTAGTACAAAGCAAAATACGTATAAATTCGAAGTCTGTGTTATACCTGGTGCTACAGCATATGGAGTTAGAAACCCAAAAAGCATTAGTAATTCATATGAAAAAATTCGTCATTTTGTTAGTGGTAAAAAAACAAACAAAATTATTATATGTTTGGGTGAAATTGATTGCGCATGGCTTATATGGGTCAAATCAAAACAAAATAATATATCTGTAAAAAAACAAATAAAAATTCATATAGATAGATTAATAAGATTTATCAATGATGTTTTAGTAAAAGAATACAAATATAAAAAAAACAATATTATATTAATGTGTCCAACATTACCAGCACAAAAAAATATTCACAAATACAACCGATTTAAAGGACTAGAAAAACCATTAATTGAAAAAAATCAAAAAATACGAACAAATAAAACGATATTATATAATAACATATTAAAGTTGCAGTGTAATTTGTATGGTTATAAATATATGGATATAACAAATGGATTAATTAATAAGAATGGTGTAATTAAAAATGAATATAAAAGTGGTGGCGATTTTCATCTAAATAAAAAAACATCCTATAAATTATGGATCAATAAATTAAATAAGATATATAAAAGTAAATAAGATATATAAAAGTAAATAAATATAATTATTTTAAGAGATCTTTAAGTGCCTTTTGTAATTTGTTTTTATTGTCAGTGCTTTCTTTATTTTCTGTATTTTGTGTTTTAATATAATCAAGCAGAAATTTACTATGTTTACTTAATTTATTTTTATTATCTATATCAATGCGTAATTCTTCTTTAGAAAATAATTCAGGATAATTCAGTAGCATTTTTTTCTTATTTTTTTCAATTATTTCTCGTTCTTTTGTAATTTTATGATTTTTGGATAACATAATATATATAAATAAATTTATATAAAAATCTAAACAGATATTACGAAGGATGTCAAAAACTTCTCAAGAACCTTTACTCGTTGAAAATCCAAATAGATTTGTAATGTTTCCTATAGAAGACCAAGACATATGGAAGATGTATAAAAAGCAAGTAGACTGTTTCTGGCGACCAGAAGAAATAGATTTCTCTAAAGATATGCCTGACTGGAATAAGTTATCAAAAGATGAAAAACATTTTATTAAGATGGTGTTGGCATTTTTTGCATCAAGTGATGGTATTGTGCTTGAAAATTTGATAGGTCGTTTTACAAACGAAGTACAATTACCAGAAGCACGTGCGTTCTACAGTTTTCAGGCAGCAATGGAAAACATTCACTCTGAAACATATTCATTATTGATAGATACATATGTAAAAGAAAGCGCCGAGAAAACTAAATTATTTAATGCAATAGATAACTTTCCGTGTGTTAAAAAGAAGGCGGATTGGGCGATAAAATGGATTAGTGATAAGAAAAGTAGTTTTGCTGTTCGTCTCATTGCATTCGCAGCGGTTGAAGCAATTTTCTTTTCTGGATCGTTTGCTTCCATTTACTGGTTAAAAAAACGAGGATTAATGCCGGGACTTACATTTTCAAACGAATTAATCAGTCGCGATGAAGGAATGCATACGGATTTCGCAGTGCTTTTATATAGTAAATTAATAAAAAAAGCAAACAAGAAAAAGGTTTACGAATTAATAGACGAAGCAGTCCAAATTGAAAAAGAATTTATTTGTGAAGCGTTGCCGTGTCGTTTGATAGGAATGAACGCAGAATCTATGTCGATTTATATAGAATTTATAGCAGACCGTTTGCTTTTGCAGTTAGGACTTGAAAAAAAATATAATTCTCGTAATCCGTTTGATTTTATGGAGTTGATCAGTATAGATGGTAAAACAAATTTCTTTGAGAAAAGGGTGAGTGATTATTCATTGTCATCTAGTGTTAAAACCGATGACGCATTTAATTTTGATAACATATTTTGATTAATCCTCATATTTTTTAAGAAGTGAGGGTGGTACAATGTTTTGTTTGTACGCGTTAATACGTTTGTAGCATTTGTTTATAGTTACTTCGCTAATATTACTGGCTTTATTAATGTCTTGTTTAGTAATATTAATATTGCATAATTCAGAAATAAAATATATAATTCCCGCAGCGACTGAATGTGGTGCGTTATCAAGTAAATAGTTGTGTTTATTAATTTTCATACAAATAAATTTAGCAAAACGGATGAGTTCATTGTTCATATTCAGTTTGCTACAATATCGTTCAATAAAGTCTATAGGTTCTGTTTCTTTAAAATTACTTTTATCGTTATTTTTCATATCCTTTTCTAGTTTATTGAGAATAAACATTGCATTTTTGCATCCTTTGGTAGCACTAGTGGTGTCTAGATTAAAGATTTGTGCCAGTTCTCTTGCCGTTCTTGGAAAATTATTTGTGCGACACGAAATGTATATAGATGCCGCAATAACGCCATCTCTATTCAACCCTCTGAATGTTTTTTCTCCGCACAATTGACTGTGTGTTCTAAGAGCAGAATCTATAATAATTTTAGGAATACCCGCTAGAGACGCAAGGGATTTAATTTTTTCAAATTCATCGTATTTGGATTTTTCTTTGTATGGCATAGATTGCCATTCTGTATATCGTTTAATTTTTTTCATTTCATATGTTGCACCATATAAGTTTGATACAGAGCAGCCATATGATGATTCTTCCAACAGAGGATTTATTGGCATACCACATCTGGCTGGATTATTTCCACAAGAATTATCACTGGTTGAATAAAATCGCCATTCGGCAGATGTATTCAATATGTCCTTGAATAATTTGCCGCATTTAGTGTTTGAACACGTCAGAAAATTTTCATCGTTTATATAAAGAATAGTCTCGCACTCATCGCAAAAATCGTTTTTTTCCGAATTAAAAACACATTTGATCGTTTTTTTGTGACTACCAACATCTTCATCAAACTGTTTCCACATGTCACATATATGTTTACTTTTCTTTTTGTTCTTTCTTGTTTTATTATTTACAATAGACATTATTAACTTTATTTAGTTAAAATATATTTAATTCAATTTTATATTATTAGTATATGGGACAAAATCAATCATTAAAAACTGATAAAAATATTGATAATTTAGCAGATCAAATAGAAGATATCGCATCATCATTTATTTTTAGACCAAGTTTTCAGGATTTAACAAAATTATATTCAAAAGATTACTGTGATAAACTTGTGGTTATTACGCAACAAATAATATCAAGAAAATTGAATAGACTGGAAATAGAATATTTAAAAGATAGAGTTGAAAATGGTATATCTAAAGGTAAAGAAACAACTAAAGAGCGAATTATTTATATGTCTAATGACGATTTAGTTAAATTAGACGAACCGTATCCAATGAAATCAAAAGTATGTCAAAATATAGCAATATTTTATATTAAATGTGCGCATATTTTTGCAGCAATTTCAAAAACTATTAATCCGGTATTTGAATACGAAAATAATTTAGGAGAAATTGAACACGTTGATGATAAAAACTTAATTCCACGAGATCGTGAATATAAAAGGGTATATTATAATTTTTGTACGCGTCGTATATCAGCGGTGTTGCTTACACCGAATCGTTTAGGAAATCTAAAAACAAATATTTGCGAACTGAATAGACGAAATGAAAAGAATGGAAAATACAAGAATAAAAATATACATTCTGATAAATTAGAACATTTAGGGGAAGAATATGGGATAACGACTTTAGAAGAATTATATTATGATATGTATAACTTTGAAACAAACACATTTGATAAAATGAGTAAAGAATCACGCACGCAATATATTAGCGACGTGCGTACATTAAATAATGCTATTCATAATGGCAAACCACCCAATGCAAACGCATTAACATTTAGTGATATTGAACTTATTCCATATCATAAAAAAAAATTATGCACAAATGGTGAATTAAGAAAAGGAATACCTTTAGTAAAAGATAGTCCAGAGTTTATTAAATACGGCAAATCAATGAATGCAATGATTCAACGTTCTAAAGCATATCAAAAAATATTTTTGGGTCATTTAAATAAAATATGTATTAAAATTGAAGAACCAACCACAATAACAGGTAAAAAAGCAAATTATATATATAAATTAAATCCAGAACTTACAATGGACGATTTAAATAAATTAGTAAAAACAGTGCGTAAGGATATTGTGAATTCTTATTTGGAATGTCAAGAAGATTTTAATGGATTAAAGGAACAATTATTTGATATAGTTTTAAAAAAATTTAAAAGGATAAATGAAATGAGAGAACAACAATTAGAACAAGAATTAATGAAATAATTTTTTTCTTGTTGTATAATATAATGGGATTAACAAGAAAGGTTGGAGGCAAATACCGCATGCACGGAGGTACGCGAACAAGAAAGGTTGGAGGCAAATACCACATGCACGGAGGTACGCGAACAAGAAAGGTTGGAGGCAAATACCGCATGCACGGAGGTACGCGAACAAGAAAGGTTGGAGGCAAATACCGCATGCGACGAAGAACGGGTAGACGCGTGCGAAGAAAGAGTAGACGATCCAGAGGTAAACGTGGAGGTTCAAGAAAATCGGCATTAAGATCGTACAGACGACGGGTGCGTGGTTCTAAATGCCGCGGCAAAGGTCCGGCAGTTTGCAGATCATTAAAGGGGTGTAAATATGTATCAAGGGGTAAGAAACGTTCTTTTTGTAGAAAGCGAAAAAACACACACCGAAAATAAATAATTGTTCAAAATGTATTAAAATATAGTTTAGTAAATTATATTTTTATATAGGTATTTTATATGTCTAAACCATTAAAAGGTGATATTACAGTTGAACAACCGTCTTTAGATACTCAAATAAAGCAACACTTCAAAGAAAGCAATGACAATGTATTTGATAATTTAAAATTCGTACTGGATTCATTTTTTAGTTGGTATTTAATGCATATTAAGTATGAATACATTGTGTCTGATGGTAAAAAACAAAGATATAAAAAAGGAAAAAAGAAAACCCTTTCAATAAATATAACTGATTTAGAAAAGAGGATATCTAATCTTACTGAAAAATTTAAAAATAAAGAAAGGGAATTTAATATATTTAAATTTAACCCGGATAGGCAAACGGATGACCCATATAATTATGTTATCCCTCCACCAAAAGATTCAAAACCAAAAGATATATTTATTTATATAAATACATTGCGCGTATTTAAACAATATGTTAAGGATAATAGAATAATAAGAAACGAATTGTCAGAACCAATAACAGAACATTTTGGAAAAATATGGGAAAAATTAGGTATAACCAAACAGAAAATAATGGAAAAAGATGTAAAAATAGAACCGAGTTCTATATATGAAATACAAAAACAAGATTATTATTCCCAAAAAAATTTAGAAATGCAAATTATACCATATATATTCAGATTTTTTTCTATAATATACCAGCAAATATACATAGAATTTTTTACATATGAATATAATAAAAAAATAGATGGGTTTTATGCTTCTACATTATCATCACTTGTTTTTGGAACAATAAATAACTTGTCTGAACTTTACAATTTGGAAATGATCAAATATATTATGACTTTTTTATATACTATAATTGATAAGGTTGAACAACTAAACTTAAAGATTATTGCCGAACAAAACACACGAGTAAATAATGATATATATGACGAAAGTGTGTCACAACGAATACTATTAAATAACCAACTTATATTGGATTTAAAAGGATTGCTGAACGGTGATATTGAACAACATTTATCAGATTTAACAATAAATAATGTGGCTAGTGATAAAATATATGATCATTTAAGTGATTCTGAAAAAGAAAAATTAGGAACTGAAAATATTAAATTTTTAAAAAAAGCAGTGTTAACCCAAAGTAAAAATATTTTAACAATCACACAGTTGAGTATAAAAAAAGATAACTATTCATATTATGGGTTTTTAATAGGAACGGCCTATAAAGATATATATTTATCTAAGGTTGACGTAGAACAGTATAAAATTGAATATGGTGATAATTTTTTGAATAAAAATATGAATTATGTCTTTGAAAACATGATAATGGAATCTATAAAAGAAAAACAAATAGATGTTGGAATAAAGTCTTTTGATTTTAAATACAGCAAAGATAACATAGAACTAGCCATAGGAAAAGATACAATTCTAACTATAACGTTAATCAATGATATTGGTGATGATACAAAAACTAAAATAGAAAGTGTAGTAAAAGAAATAATTGGCGATATAACGATTGTCTTTACAGTGTCATCTAGCGGAGCATCTGCTTCCGGTGGTGCGTCTGCTTCCGGTGGTGTGTCTGCTTCGGGTGGTGCGTCTGCTACAAAAATATGTTCAATATGTAAAGTATCTAAAGTAAAGGATGATTATTCGAAGGCACAGTGGAAAAAAGATGAACCAAAATGCAAAGATTGTTTAGATGAATTGACTATGAAACAAGGTGCTGAAATACTAGCAACCAAACTTAAAAAGGAAGAGGAAAGAGAGAAGGAGAAAGATGTTGAGAAAAAAGAAAAAATAAAAAGACAACAACAAAAAAAAGAGAGAGTAGAAACACAAAGATTAGATGCAAAAAGGAAAGAAGTGGAGCAAGAAGCAAGAATAATACAATATAAAAAATCTATGGAGGAGATAGATCAATTGTTACGCGTAATAGATAGTCTTCGTTATGTTAATAATCGTCGTACAAACTATTTTTATCAGAAAGATGAAGCGGAGACTATATTTAAAGATATAACCAAAATATTGAACGAAAACGAGTTTGGTAAACTAGTAATGGTTGGCAATTACTCAATTTATAAATTAATGGAAAAAGAAAAAATAGATATAATGGGGAAACCAATTGAAACGTCCGACATAGATGGTAAATTATGTATATCGTCATCAAGGAAAGAAGAAGATATTAGTAAAATCAGAAAAGATGTAATAAATTTATTAAAGGAAAACTCATTTGTTGTAGAAACGAATGCGATAGAAACGACACAAGATCCAGTAGTGCCTATAAAAATAATGTCTTCAAATGGAAATGCTATTATAGATATTACATTTACACCATATATTACAGACGAAGATTACATTGACATAAGATGCAAAACAGAAATAAATATAAACGGTATGTGGATATCAGACGCAGAGTCCACACTATCACATTATTTAGATATTTTCGCATCTTTAAAAAAAGATGATGGAACATATGATATGAAAATGATTAAAGAAATAAGTGATGATACTATTATTGAAATAGAAGAAGAAAAAAAAGGGAAACGTACAAAAAAAAAATACAACTATCCTTTATGGCAAGCATTAATACAAAAGGCAAAACATACGGATGAATATTCTGATATAAAAGGGTTATCTATTAAAAAAGAAAATTTTCCTGATTTTTTAAGCAGGGAAAATATAAAAAGAGTAGAACAAAAAACATTTATGACAAAAGTAGCATCTTTTGGATATAAGCTATATTCATGGAAAGGATCACTTGAACGCTTGAAACAAGTGTTTGTAAAACTTAAAGACGGTGTGAGTTTACCGGGTGGGGGGGGCGCAATGAGTGTGGGTGGTGGAGGAAGTGTAAAAGGTGGAAAAAGAACCATTCGCAAGAATTATATAAAAAAGAAACGAACGCGAAAAAAATATTCCAAAAAATGGAGAAGAAAATCTACTAAAAAACGAAGGTATAACACATTTAAAAGACGAAATCGTCGTAACAAAACGAAAAATAAGTAATAAAATAATTATTTCAACTTCATAATCATGCCTTCATCATATATGCCGGATGGTTTATATTTTGAAATATCTTTAAAAATATTATCTTGTTTCACATTTGAATTAGCATTTGAATTAGCATTTGAATTAGTATTTGAATTAGTATTTGAATTAGCATTTGAATTAGCATTTGAATTAGTGCTAAGTAATGTCGGTAACGCCAGCGAACTACAATGATCTTGTTTTTTCTTATTTAATATATTTCCAAAACCATCAATTGTTACACCCGTTTTTCGTTTAATTTCGTCCCGCTGAAAGTTAGGTATATAATGATTCCATGAAATAAATATTAAGTTAGGATGTGTGTATTTCAGGTGAAAACCATTTTTAACCAACTTTTCAATAACAAATGTAATACATTTTTGAGTATCATACTTGGGGCACCCAAACATCATTTCTGGAACGAGAAAAAAACAATGTGTATTATCTTTCTTGAGTCTTGCTGTCATTTTTATTTTTTTATGAATTCTTGTTAAAACCTTTTTGTATATTTCAACCTGAAATGCATCTGCTTGTTGTTGTTCTTCATATAAGTCATCTAATGATATGTTTTCTTCAAACATTTCGTTTTCTTCATTTAGAATTGTATTAATAGTATTACTATTCATATAAAAATAATTAGAAAATAAATTATAAATTAATACAAATAATGATAAAACATTTAGTAATCTCTGGTGGTTTTTACAATGGCATTAAAATGTATGGAGCATTACACGAATTAGGTAACCGGAATTTTTACAATATAAATAACATTGAAAGTATTTATTGCACATCAATCGGTTCTTTAATTGGTACACTGCTGTCGTTAAAAATAGACACAAAAATCATATATGATTATATTCATAAAAGACCGTGGTACAAAATATCAAAAATAAAAAATATTTCATTTCAAAAAAAAGGATTGTTGGACAAAACATTTGTTGACGATATTATGAAACCTGTTTTACAAAGCAAAAATTTAGAATTAAACATAACATTGGCGGATTTATATAAATATACTAATATAGATATACATATTTTCTCAACTAAAGTAACAGATATGTCATTAGTTGATATTTCATACAAAACGCACCCCAATTTACCAATCATTGATGCTATATATATGTCAAGTGCAATACCTTATTTTTTAGAACCATACTTTTATAATAATGATTTTTACATTGATGGTGGAGTTTTATGTAATTATCCACTAGATCATTGTCAAGAGGATAACAATTCTATATTCGGTATTAAAACAAATAATGTATCAAACAACGAAGACAATGTAGGAAATGATTCGTCAATAATACAATATTTTATATATCTTAATTTAAAACTATTTAAGTGTATTACCACAAAACCAACAAAAACCATTAAACATAACCTTGTGTTAGACGTAGAAAGAATGAATACAACCGTATTTAATGATATAATATATTCAAGTGACAAAAGACTAGAATTTTTACAAGAGGGACAAGGGGCCGCCGCAACTTATTTAGAAAATATTAAACTAGAAAGAGCAAAGGTGCCATAAATCAATGTTGTTTGTTATAATTATAATAAAAAATGTTATAAACATATTATTACTATATTTATATGGTATATTACACATCGCAAGAAAAGTTGGAAATAGTTATGGATATGGTATCTAAGTTAAGATATTATAAGAATGACCGGGGTGAACCAGTAAATTTAATGAACGAATATTTTACATTCGTTCCTAAATTGAAGGAGATTATGAACAAATATGTTAGAGAAGATGGTGGCGAATATAAAGGTTTTTTGGAATTTGAAGAAATCGGAAAGAAATTGGAATATAACTTTCCGGCAAATAATAAAAAGGATCCTACGTTAGTAATAAGACAAAACAAATAAATTATAGCATTGTATTTTCTTTAATACGTTGATTATTTGAATTAATAATTTCATTAATTTCATTTGATTTAATTGAATCAAGTGATGTATCGGTTGAAATACTTATTTGTGAAGATAAAAATCGCCCGTTCGTAAATGATAAAGGACGTCCAGAAAATTCAGAATTCGCAACTTCCACTAAAGTATCTTTAATTGATTTTTCCCTAACATTTGCCATAACTAAATTCCGATTTGTTATTGCCATTTTTTTACGCCACATATTAAAATACTTTCTAGCAATACGCATCTCATTGGGTTTTAAACATTCCATACGTTTTCTATATGGTATAATGGTTTGTAATTTATTTGCTATATCTGGTTTGTGTACCATTGCGTTACTAAATTTTTTATTAAAAGTTTTTAATATTTTTTCAGGATAGGGGGGACTTTGTTCTAGCATTTTATCAAATTCAAGTCGTTTTAAATTAATATATTCAAGTGCTTCTGTGCGGTGTTTGGGGTGCATGCTTAATTCAACACTAATGTCCCTAAAAAAACGCATAAATTGTAGTCCTGAAATACGATGTTGTTCACTTAATTGTTTATATGTAAATAACTCTTGGAAACTTGTTAGAATTCCCGCTAAAATACCTGTCATGCCAATTAATACTGTTTTCCAATTATTATCATTATCATGACCCAACAGTGAAACAGAACCTGCAATATATCCAAAAAGAGATGCTGGAATTGCTATCGCTAAATTTCTATGGCGATAAAGATTAACGCTGTGTGAATGCAACCACGCATATCCAGATGCCTTTTCTGCCCAAGTAATTAACAGTTGTTCTTGTTCTTCTGTCCAATTATTATTCATTATTTTATATTATTATATATATATGAAAATAAGAGGTTTTTTACTTATTTTATCTTTAATGTTCATATGCTATTTAGGAAAAAATATGCGTGAAGGATTGCATGACGAAATTGAAAAAAATGATGTTTTTAAAAAACAAACCAAGTATTCAAGACACACCGAAAGACAAAAACGTTGTTTAAATAAAATATTTAATAACAAAATGGGAGATAAACGACCAAGTAGACGTCCAACAAAAAATCCACGTCATTGTCGTAATAAAAACAACAAACATAAACACAATAGATATAACAAATGCAAACATTTATTACCGGGTCATAAAAAATCTAAAGATTCAAATAAATACTTTTTTAATAAAGACAATTATATATTAAAAACAAAGATGGTTCCGCCCGTGTCACCAAAAGGACCATATATTAAAGTTATTAATAAAGATAATAAACGTCACGACGATGATGAAGGAGGTGGTAAACATGACGATAATAAACATGACAATAATAAACATGACGACGTAAATAATAAAGACGCATCTAAAAATAATTCGGATTCGTGTAAAGCTTGTGCAAATTGTAAAAATGGTTTAGGGTTTACTTGTGATAAAGGGGGAAATTATTCATTTGCGAACATGAATCATGTACCACCACCTTTAACAGCCAACGTACCACCACCAATGACTGCTCCAGTAGGCAAGTATGCTCCTCTCCCAATGTTATCATCGTTTAGCGCATTTGGACGATAATATTTTATAAATAACAAAATAAAATATTATTATATATATATATATGAAAGTTTGTACGACGTCTTGTGCATTGGCGCTTATTTTTGCGGCTGGAAGTTTTGCAACGTGTTGTGGTACTAATAAAAAAGAATTATCTGATAATTTAAAAAATTCATTAGATAACACACAGAAACAAATATATGATAAAATTACAAAAAATCGTGGAACAATTTACAAAAATGGTCTTATTGCTGGTGTAGTTGTTGCGGCAACTATGATTGTTATAAATTTATTATTACACAATGATACAAACAACTTGTTAACCATCAATACACTTTGTACCAGTGTTGCTACCATTCTAATTGTATCATATTTATTTTATATGGTATCGCCAAAAGGAGTGTATATGGTTTCATTTTTAAGAACTAAAGAACAACGAGATAACTGGCTTCAAATATATAGAGTAATGCAGCAAAATTATCATTTAGCATTGGGATTAGCAATAGTATCTGTATTATTTGCATCAAAAATTATTTGTTAACTTTACTTTTATAACATTTTTTATCCATTTGAAACGATGGTTCGTCTTTATCGTGAGGAACAATTTTAATAACACATTTAGATTTTTTTCCATATGTTGGTATTACGCACCCTTTCTCTTTTTTTCTGCGTTTAATAGTTTTTAATTTTATTTTTTTTACATTACTTTTCCGTTTCGTTTTACGATCCTTTGTACATCTAGAACGAAAATTTTCATACCTGTCTCTTACAGTTTCATATGTTAAATTGGATTTTTTACAAAGCATTTTATTTACTGTTTCGTGTAAATTAAACATCCAACGAGAAAAACTCTCTCTATCTTTTAAAGATTTTACAGTTAATGGACACATTCGTAAATTTTTTTTTAAATTATTTCTGCAATGACTACACGGTAACGTGTGTTTCATATTTAGTATAAGTTCTTTATAATATTTTTTATGTTCTTTTGTAGGTTCTACTGGATAGTTAAAACTGATTGTGTGCAAATAGTGCCAAAGGGATGGTCCCCACACACTAGTCAACATACCATCTCCACTATTATAATCATCTACATTGTAAATATTGTCGCGCATAACTAATATTTATAGAGAAAATAAATTTTTGTTATCGTTTATATAATCTAATATACATTCTTCTGTAATTTTATTGGTCTTATCTATTGTAATATTAAATTTTTTTTTATAATATGCATAATAAACGTCGTGGTTTTTATGATATTTGGTTATATCAAATTTTATTAACTTGTTGCTGTTATCGTAAAAATACATTATACATAGAGGTATACGTATATTTCTAAAATGTTTTATCTAACTATATTTTATGCTTGAAACTGTAAAAACAAAAGTTGCTGAATATACAGCCAGTCCAAGATATAAATACGCTTTTATTATTTTTGCACTAATTATACTTATTGTTTTTGGCGTATTATTTTATAAGAAATATTTAAAACAACAGATTACGCCGGAATTTGTAGAGAATAAAGAATTTATAGAAACGGACGACGATAAACCAATATATAAAGCTACGTCTACAGCATATTTCTTTACAGTTGAATGGTGTCCTTATTGTAAAAGTGCTATACCCGATTGGAATAAAATAACAAAAAAATATGAAAATAAAAAAATACACGGACAAGATGTTAATTTTAAACTGGTTGATTGTTCAAGTGTCGATGATACAAATGAGTTAGGTGCAAAATGTCA